TTCTTTCAAGATGCCCCGTTGAAGGAATTGAAAGAAGTCCCGGGCGGCCCGCTCGCCCCGCGCCTGACATGACCAGACCACCCTTCGGGGCCTGGCGAGACCGCAGCCTTCATCGGCCAGCCCTCTCGCCACGCTCGCCAAAGCGAAGAGGAGGTCTTGATGACCCAATCCGAAAACACCCCGCGCTGTGTGCTGGCGCTCGATCTTGGTACCACCACAGGCTGGGCGATCCGCTGCCATGATGGTCTGATCACCACGGGCACGACCAGTTTCCGGCCCGGACGCTATGACGGTGGCGGTATGCGCTATCTGCGCTTCTCTAACTGGCTAACGGAACTCGACCGGTTGTCGGGTCCAATTTCGGCCATCTGGTTCGAGGAAGTCAGAAATCACAAAGGCGTGGACGCCTCGCACGTTTATGGGGGGCTGATGGCCTCGCTGACATCGTGGGGCGAATTGCGCGGCATTCCATACGACGGCGTGCCCGTGAGCACGATCAAACGGCACGCTACGGGCCACGGCAATGCGCCCAAGCAAGCCATGATCGCGGCCGCCCGTGCGCGCGGTTACAGCCCGGCGGATGACAACGAGGCTGACGCAATCGCCATCCTGCACTGGGCTCTGGAGAGCCGGGAAGGTGCAGCATGAGGCTCTACCCCAAAGGCTACGGCGGCCAGCGCCGCGATCCCGAACAGGTTAAACGTGACGGCTGGCACGAGCAGCGCATGCTCGCCGTGTCCCTTGATGACCCGCGACTGACCTGGCCCGAGCGTGAACTCGTTCGCCAGCTGGGGGACAAACTCTACGGGCCGCTGCCCGCGGTGAGGGAGGTGCGCCATGGCTGATCGCACCTGGACCGCCGACGACGTCGCCGATCATTTCGAGGAGGCGTTCCGAACCCTGCGCAAGCTGCCGCCGGTGAGGGTGCAGGGATACTTCAACGCATGGCCGCAGATTGTGCGGTCGGAAAAGGAGATCCTCGCGATGGAGCCTCAGCCGATGCGGGTCTGGCCTTCAACCTCTGCGATCACCCGGTTGGAGCAAACCTTCGATTGGGTGCTGTGGATCGGCGAGGACGAACGTCGCCTGATCTGGTGGCGCGCGGCTCGTCGCCCATGGAAGGAGATCAGTGGCGAGTTAGGGGTGGATCGTACCACTGCGTGGCGGAGGTGGCAGGTGTCGTTGGCCAAGATCGCGGACCGACTGAATCATTAGTGACTCCAACGGTTTGCAACATTTTTCTTCTCGACATCTGCAACAAATCCGTGCTACCTAAAAGGCATGATGGGGAGAGTGCGTCGGGAAGACGTCTCTCCCCGTTTTCGTTCTGGACATGGGTGGTTCGAGGTAGTGCAACCGGTGAGCGGCTTGCCAAAAAAACCGTCTCCGTCGCAAACGCCGTGGCTCGCAACCCATTGAAATTGAACGGGTCCCTCCTGTTTGTAACCGTATTCGGGGGGGCGAGGCGCGAGGCTTTCCCAGTGACACCCCTGAAAACAGCCGTTTCGTTTCGCTTTGAGCGAAAGCCCCAATAAATAAAGGCGCTGTTGCGTCGAGAAACCGCTCTGAACCGAAACGGGGATCCGACCCCATTTCGCTTTCGGGCATCCCCAAGGACATTCCCATGGACGTCGTCGACCTGCCGCTCGAGCAGATCATTCCCTATGCGCGCAACCCGCGGCGCAATGCCGAGGCCATCGCTATTGTCGCGGCCTCGATTCAGGAGTTTGGCTGGCGCCAACCCATCGTCGTGGATGAGGCGATGGTGGTGCTGGCCGGGCACACGCGGCTGGAGGCAGCGCGGAAACTCGGCTTCAAGACCGCGCCGGTGCATGTTGCCAACGGACTGACCGAGGCCCAGGCACGCGCCTTCCGGATCATGGATAACCGCTCCAGCGAGAATGCTGAGTGGGACAAGGATCTGCTGAACCTTGAATTGGCCGACCTGCTGGAGGCGGATTTTGACCTTGGGCTGACAGGTTTCACCGACAATGAGTTGACGGCGCTGATGTCGAGCCTCGAGGAAGGCACCGGTCCGCAGGAGGGCGAGGACGATGTTCCGGAAACCCCCGAGGATCCGATCAGCCGTCCGGGCGATCTCTGGATCCTTGGCAACCACCGCCTCCTTTGTGGCGACAGCACGGTCGCCACGGATGTCGAGCGTCTACTTGGAGCGGTCAAACCACTGTTGATGTGCACAGATCCACCATACGGTGTGGAATACGATCCGAGCTGGCGTAACCAGGCTGGCGCGGCCAAGACAAAACGCACCGGCAAGGTGCTGAATGATGATCGAGCGGACTGGCGTGAGGCCTGGGCCCTGTTCCCCGGCGATGTCGCCTATGTCTGGCATGGCGCGCTGCACGCGGCGACGGTCGCGGAAAGCCTTGAGGTCGCGGGCTTTACCATCCGGTCCCAGATTATCTGGGCCAAGGATCGGCTGGTTCTGAGCCGCGGGGATTATCACTGGCAGCACGAGCCCGCATGGTATGCCGTGCGCAAATCCGGCAAGGGCCATTGGGCGGGCGACCGCAAGCAAACCACGCTTTGGCAGATTGCCAACAAAGATCAGGACGAAAAGACCGTCCACGGCACGCAAAAACCCGTCGAATGCATGCGGCGGCCGATCCTTAATAACTCCAGCCCCGGGCAGGCGGTCTATGAACCCTTCATGGGATCGGGCACCACGCTGATCGCGGCCGAGACGACAGGACGGGTTTGCTACGGCATCGAGCTGAACCCGGCTTACGTCGATGTAGCGGTTGCGCGTTGGCAGAAATTCGCAGGCAAGCAGGCGTTGCTTGACGGTAACGACACCACCTTCGAAGCGCTGAAGGCTGAACGTGAGGCCAAATGAAACAATCCCGCCTCATGTCGCTGGTCGAGTCCGTCGCCAATGTGATCGTCGGCTACGGCGTTGCGGTCTTCACGCAGATCCTGATCTTCCCGATCTTCGGCCTGCACACTACGCTCGGGCAAAATCTTGCGATGGGCGGGATATTCACTGGTGTCAGCCTGGTCCGGTCCTATCTTCTGCGGCGCTTGTTCGAGCGGATCAGGGCTTCCAGTCGCTCCGGCGGCCATGGCGAACATGCAGAACCTGTACCGCACCGTCGATGACAGCAAAGTAGATGCGCCAGCGCGTTGCCTTGCCGTAAAGCGCCCGTCGGATCGGCTGATCGAACTCGCGCGCCTCGGGCGCGATAGGGTGGGCTTCTGGTATGATGCCGAGGGCGAGGATCGTCTCGCGCATGCCCGCCAACCATTCATCCGCCGCCCTTGGGTTGCGATCACGCAGGTAGTTCCATGAAGCTTTTGGATCATCTGCCGCATTTGGCGTAATGATCACGGGCAGCGAGGAAGTCATTTGGTCCGCGCGAGGCCGTCGAAGAACGTGTTCGCATCGGTGCCCTCACCAGCACGAGCCTGCGTCAGACCCTTACGGATGCCCGCGACGGTTTCGGCATGGTCGAGTTGATCCTGCATGTCCTGCCATGCGGCGGCATCCATCACGACGACGGAGGGCTTGCCATTCACGGTCAGAATCTGCGGCCGCCCGGTTTCCTTGATGTGCGCGATAAGGCGAGCAGAGTCCCGCTTGAACTCTGTGAGGGGGCTGATGTCCTTGGTGATGTTCATGGTGGGCTCCCGACGCGCATCTAATTCAATGCGAATATAGTGCGAATTGCGATGCGCGTCGAGAGGTGACGCGCTCAGCAACGAGCGTTTATCCCGGTTACGGGAAAGCACAGCTAGATGAGGCCGAGGCCTTTCAGGCAGCTGGCGGTGTCCATCAGCTGATGCGTCGGCACTTCGATCTTGATGGTGAAGCTGTCGGCAAAGGTCTGAGCGTAAACGCCGCCATCGTCCATCAAGGCCATCTCGATTTCGTCGAGCACGACGGTGATGCGGCTGCGGTCAAAGTGCTCGGGTAGGTTCCGGATTGGAAGGCGAATGCTTGTGGTTTCCATGGTGATTTCTCCGAGCGTCGTTTGCCAGGTCAGCTTCGCTCTGGCGGCCGAACTTATCCAGTGAATTCGACGCAATTCCATATGGTTAATCGCACTCTCGAGGTCTGCGAATGTCGTCAGCCACCCAGCCCATCGGTGTGATCGCGCGGCTGCTCGACCTCTCGGAACGGCGCGTCCAGCAACTGAGCCGCGAGGGCGTGATCCCGAAGGCTGAACGCGGTCAGTACGATCTGATAGGGTCTGTGCGTGGCTATGTCCGCTATCTGCGTGATCAGGCGCTGAAGGCGCAGGCGGGTGCGCCAGACTATGCCGCTGAACGTGCGCGGTTCATCCGGGCGCGGGCCGACCTCGCTGAAATGGAAGCCGAAGAAAAGCGACGCTCCCTGATCGCGGCCGAACAGATCGAGGCGGCCTGGATCGCGGTCCTCGCACTTCTGAGAACACGCTTGCTGGCACTGCCGGACCGGCTGGCACCAAAAGCCTTTGAACAATCAACCGTCGGAGACACCCGGAATCTGATCCGCGCCGCCATCCGCGAGGTGCTCGATGATCTCGCGCAGCCAGACATTGAACTTGAAGCCGACATTGACCTTGCAGGGGTCAGCGATCCTGAAACGGACGGTGGCAAGGGCACTAGCGGTTCTGAAACCACCGCCGGACCTGACGATCAGCGATTGGGCGGACCAGAACCGACGGCTGAGTTCTGAGGCCAGTGCCGAGCCTGGCCAATGGCGTACAAGCCGCGCGGAATACCAGCGCGGGATCATGGAGGCAGTTTCGGACGCGGCGACAGAAACTGTCGTGATCATGTCCAGTTCACAGGTGGGTAAGGCGTTGGCACTCGATACGCCGCTGGCGACGCCCACGGGGTGGACCACGATGGCCGACGTGCAGGTCGGCGACATTCTTTTTGACGAAACTGGCGCGCCTTGCCGGGTCATGGGCGCCACGGATGTGATGCGCAACCGGCGCTGCTACCGGGTACGGTTTTCGGACGGTAGTTCGATCGTCGCGGATGCCGATCACCTCTGGGCGGTCGACAGCGACACACCAGTACGCGCGCAGGACGCGATGAGGGACCTGTTCCATGACGATTCACCGGGCGGTCCTGACGACGAAGGAGATTGCTGAGACAGCGCACTACTACGGGAGGACGAAACGGAACCGATACGCTATCCCGGTGGTTGCGCCGCTTCAACTGCCCGAACAGGCATTGCCGATCCCGCCTTACGCCTTGGGCGTCTGGCTTGGGGACGGCCATAGCTACGGCTCACAGATCACCTGCCATCAGGATGATCTTGAAATCGCCGATCACCTACGCGCCTGCGGCATGGAGGTTGAGGTCAAGTCGAAGGACAAACGGGTGCCGCACATCCTGACGCTGAAGCCGATACTGCCTTGGCCCGACAATATGTGTCGCCGCGGCCATGACATGGATGTGCTGGGGCGCCATGGGAATGGGCAATGCGCGGAATGTGGGCGGCAGTTTTCAATGCAGTGGAAGCACGGCCTTCCCGTTGATCCAGTTCTGGAAGAAGGAAAGCCGTTCAGCCTGCGCTTGCGGGAGATGGGGCTGGCCAAGGATCGAAAGACGCCAGAAACCGGTAAACACATACCGCCGGCCTACCTGCGCGTGTCGATAGATCAGCGCTTGGCTCTCCTTCAGGGGCTGATGGACACGGACGGCTATATCGCTGAATGCGGTCGCTGCGAGTTCATCACGGTTCATCTGCGTCTGGCCGAGGGCTTCGGCGAGCTTCTTGCCTCCTTAGGCATCAAGTTCACCGCCGTCGACAAGCAGCCGACGGTGGTGATCGATGGCGAACGGCGTCTTGGAAACCCCGCGACGCGGTTTTCCTTCATGATCTATGACGACACGCCGGTGTTCCGACTGGCAAGGAAGCGCGCGCGCCAGGTCTCCCGTGAGGGACGACGGACAACGGAAACCAAGCGGCGCCGTATTGTCGCTGTCGAGCCGGTCGATAGCGTCCCTGTGCGCTGCATCCAGGTAGATAGCCCCAACAGGCTGTATCTGGCCGGACGCACCATGATCCCGACGCATAACACGGAGATGGTCAATAACGCCGTCGGCTACCACGTCGACCAGGACCCGGCGCCGATCATGGTGGTGATGCCCACCGAACGGGATGCCGAAACCTGGTCGAAGGACCGCTTCTCGCCGATGGCACGGGACACGCCGTGCCTGCAGGGCAAGATCGCTGATCCACGCTCGCGGGACGGCAACAACAAGATCCTGCACAAGCGGTTCCCGGGCGGGCATCTGACGATCGTGGGCGCCAACGCACCCTCGGGGCTTGCGAGCCGACCGATCCGGCTTTTGCTCTGCGACGAGGTCGATCGCTATCCGTTCAGCGCGGGGGCCGAGGGGGACCCGGTCAATCTCGCGAGGAAGCGGACGGTGACATTCTGGAACCGCAAGATCGTGCTGGTTTCGACGCCGACGAACAAAGGTGCCAGCCGGATCGAAGCGGCGTTCGAGGAGAGCGACCAGCGTCGGTATTGGGTGCCGTGCCCGGCGTGTGGCGCAGAACAGTTGCTGACCTGGGGACAGGTGAAATGGGACAAGGATGAGAACGGCGGTCATCGCCCCGAAACCGCGCGCTATCACTGCGCAGACTGCGACGCCGCCTGGAAGGATGAGACCCGCTGGTCGGCCATCTCGAAGGGCCGTTGGATCGCAGACGCCCCGTTCAACGGGACGGCCGGGTTCCATCTGAACGAGATCTATTCGCCTTGGGTACGGCTCGAGGCCATGGCCAAGGCGTTCCTGTCCGCGCGCGCCGGTGGGGATGAGACGATGAAGACCTTCATCAACACCTCCCTCGGCGAGACCTGGATGGAAAGTGGCGAGGCCCCGGATTGGCAGCGCCTGCAGGGTCTAAAGGAAGATTGGCGCGCGGGCACAGTCCCGGCGGGAGGTTTGTTTCTGACCGCTGGGGCCGACGTTCAGAAAGACAGGATCGAGATCGATGTCTGGGCCTGGGGCAAGGGGCTACAAAGCTGGCTCATCGATCACATCGTCATCGACGGCGGCCCGGGCGAGCAGGCGTGCTGGCAGAAACTGACCGACCTTCTTGGTCGCACCTGGCAACACGCCAGCGGTACGTCGATGACCGTCGCGCGGCTTGCAATCGACACGGGCTATGAAACGGCAGCCGTCTACGCCTGGGCGCGCCAGGTGGGATTTGGGCAGGTCGCGCCGATCAAAGGCCTTGAGGGCTTCAACCGGGCAAGCCCGGTGACCGGCCCGACCTTTGTGGACGCCACGATTGCCGGCAAACGCCTGCGTCGGGGCGCCCGGCTTTGGACGATCGCTACCTCGACCTTTAAGGCCGAGACCTATCGGTTCCTGCGGCTTGATCCGCCGGAAATCCCCAGCCCGGGGGATGGAGAGCGGTTTCCTCCCGGCTTTCTTCATCTACCGGGGTGGGTCGATGCGGAGTGGCTGAAGCAGCTCACTGCCGAGCAGTTGGTCACCGTCAAGAACAAGCGCGGCTTCGCCAAACTCGAATGGCAAAAGTTGCGGGAACGCAACGAGGCACTCGACTGCCGTGTCTATGCGCGGGCTGCGGCCTGGATCCTTGGAGCAGACCGGTGGTCGGATGCGAGGTGGGAGGAGTTGGCGGCGCAGTTTGCTGTCGCTGATGCCAAGGGCGCCACCTTTGCCGGGGGCCCGCAATCTGTACGCAAGGCACAGGTGCGCCGCGTTGCGCGGTCAACATACATGGGATGAGTTTGGGCATGGCGGATCTGGCGACACTGAAACTCCGCCGGGAGGCTCTGACTTCGCAGCGCGCCTCGGGCGTGGCGCGCGTCAGCTATGACGGCAAGACGGTGGACTATCGCAGCGTTGCCGAGATCGACCGTGCCATCGAGGCGCTCGACCGCGACATCGCGGCGGCAGAGGGGCGGCGGATCGTGCGTCAGGTCCGCGTTGCGACCGTCAAGGGGCTCTAACGGAGATGGGGATGTTTGACCTGTTTCGCCGCCCCAAGCCTGGCGGCCCTGCAGCCATGCGCGCGCGGCTTGAGGGGGCGATGGCCAAGCGCCGCTTGCGAGGCTGGAACCCACCGCTCGAGAACATCAATGCGCTGGTCGCCTCCGGAGGACCCAGACTGCTGGCCCGTTCACGGGAATTAGTGGTGACCAACGGCTATGCAGCCAATGCCTGTGAGGCTTTTGCGGCCAATCTGGTGGGCGACGGCATCAAACCGTCTTCGCTCATTACGGATGCGGCACTGCGTGACCGGGTCCAAAAGCTCTGGCTCGCTTGGACGGATGAAGCGGATGCCGATGGGCTGACCGACTTCTACGGTCTGCAGGCCATGGTCGCGCGCGAGATGTTTGTGGCGGGCGAGTGCTTCGTGCGCCTGAGGCCCAGGCGGGCGGAGGACGGGCTGCTGGTGCCTCTGCAACTGCAGCTTCTGCAATCCGAGATGCTGCCGTTTGAGAAGACAGAGATGGACCCGAACGGGAACCGCATCCGCTGCGGGATCGAGTTCGACCTGATCGGGCAACGGGTGGCCTATCACTTCCGCCGCCGCCATCCGGGCGACAGCACGGATCAGCGTGTGGCCGTTCCCGACACCGTCCGCGTGCCGGCCGAAGAGGTCTTGCACATCTACCGGCCGATCGATGCGGGTCAGATCCGGGGCCTGCCACATGTGGCGCCTGCGATGGTGCGACTGTTCCTGCTTGACCAATATGACGATGCTGAACTCGACCGCAAAAAGACCGCGGCGATGTTCGCGGGCTTCATCACCAAGACGGCCCCCGAAGACCCGATGATGGGCGAAGGGGCAGCTGATCTCGATGGTGCCGCCATTGCGAGTCTTGAGCCCGGCACGATGCAGGTGCTGCTGCCAGGCGAGGATGTGAAGTTCTCGAGCCCTGCCGATGTCGGCGGTGGCTATGAGGCGTTCCAGTACCGTACGCTTCTCGCGGTCTCCGCCTCGCTGGGGCTGCCGTATCACCTCGTCACCGGCGACGTTCGGCAGGCGAACTATTCGAGCCTTCGGGCTGAATTGGTCGAGTTCCGCCGCCGCATTGGCCAGTTGCAGCATGGGATCATGGCCCATCAGCTTTGCCGCCCCATTTGGCGGCGCTGGCTGGAAACGGCCGTGCTTTCGGGCGCGCTGGATGCAGATCCTGTCACGGCTCGGCCGGTGCAATGGATCCCGCCACGGTGGGATTGGGTAGATCCGTTGAAGGACATTCAAGCGCAGGTGCTGGCGATGGAGGCGGGGCTGACGTCTCGGCGCAAGGTGGTCGAGGGCACGGGCTACGACATCGAGGAGGTCGATCGCGAGAATGCCTCTGACGCGAAACGCGCAGCAGACTTGGGCCTGACCTATCGCGCCAGCCCCGGTGAAACGCAGGGGGCAAGGGCAACGCCCGTCCAAGAGCCCAATCCAAATTCTAATGACGGACCGACCGACAATAACTCGGACACCGACATACAACAGGAGTAATCCCATGAAATCCTGGTACACGATCCGTGCCCGCGCCTCGGGCACGGAATTGCTGATCTATGACGAAATCGGCGCCTATGGTGTCAGCGCCAAGGGGTTCCTCGCGGAACTCGGCGCGCTGCCCGACGATGCGGCGATTGACCTGCGCCTCAACAGTCCCGGCGGTTCGGTCTTTGAAGCGGTGGCGATCTATAATGCGCTGAAGCGGCACCCGGGCGAGATCACCGTCTGGATCGATGGGATCGCGGCCTCAGCGGCGAGCTACATCGCCATGGCAGGTGCCACCATCGTCATGCCGGAAAACGCCTTCCTGATGATCCATGACCCCTCGGGGCTGGTCATGGGCACGGCCGAGGATATGCGGTCAACGGCCGAGGCGCTCGACAAGGTGAAGGGCAGCCTGATCCAAGGCTATGCCGCGAAATCGGGCAGGCTTGACGACGAAATCGCCTCCCTGATGGCGGCCGAGACCTGGCTTGATGCAAAGAATGCGCTGGATCTCGGCTTCATCGACCGCATCGCCGAGCCTGTGAAACTCGCCGCGTCCTTTGATGTGGCGCGGTTCCGCAACGCCCCGCCGGAAGTGGTGGACGCGGCAAGTGAACCCGATGAGCCTGCAATCCCGGAGCCGCAGACCGAGGGTGTCGCAGACTCCAACACCCAATCTGACCTCGCACAGGTTGAACCTGAAGAACCGCGTTCGGGCGACGATAATCCAATGATCTCGGAT